CCACCGGTCGGCGTATTTTTCAGCTTATACACTTGGTTTTTGTAAGTCTTATATTCGAAATACAAAACTCTTATAGTGTTGTTGTCATCTGCTTTTCCTCTATAGTCGGATCTATTGGTATATCCGCCGTAATAACCCCTGTACTCGTCCAGCTGTTCGTCGGTAAGTTCAGGAAACTGTTTCTTAAGGTCGTTTACGTATACGTCTTTCACCTCTCCGACGTAATATATATCGTCGAAAAAGGGCGACTCTGTCGGCGAATAAACCATATCCGCAGGGTCAACGTACTCTATCTTTATGCCTTCAGCCTTATTGAATGATGTCTTTACCGCACCTATACCTATTACCGTAAGATCGTAATTAAACCTGTCTCGTACGGTATCGTATTTGTTTTTGTCGAAAACGCTGTTTATTGCCTCTTCCTCGGCTATCTCTATGCTTTGCTTGTAGTTTAACTGCATATGCAAGCTCAGCTCCTCTGGTGTTTCGGGAACTATAGAAGGGTCGTTATTGAAGGTATCTATACCCATAACGTTCCTAACCTCCTCTTTTATTGCCTTTCCCTGCATGTCCGTCATCATTCCCTCTAGGTACCTTGTTCTTTCGACTACCGAAAAGGGGTCTTGCGAATACGCACTTATGCTGTATCCTCTGTCGGCCATGCCGTTTACAACTATATCAACGAATTTAGGTATGATAGGTACAGGCTTCCAGTCTAAATTCAAATAAGACAAGTCACCGTTTATCGACAGCTCGTCCTTGTATTTCTTTATTGACTGCTCGCCTCTTGCGTAAAGCCTAAGCGAGTGAAAAGATTCCTTGAACTTTCCGTACCTGTTGTAGGTAGCGTTATTGCTCGTGAACCACTCGTGCTCTATAGCCTTTCCGACCTTAGCCCCGTACTCAGCGCTCGCCTTCTCCATATCAGGCACTGCCTGACTCGGGAAAGCGGTTTTTATAGCTTTGTTGTTCATCCGTTATATTATTTTTGATCTTACGCCCCTATTGTCGTATTTCTTTATGCCAAAGTCTATCTTTGCCGTATGCCTTTCTTTTATAGGTTTGTATAAATTTTTGTTGCATGCCATAAGCGCCAGCCCGGAACTTATCGATGCGTCGAACTTGGTTCTGTTGTTTATGTCGAACTTTGCCCAGTCTTCTAGCGTTCTCTGAAAGTACATATCACCGTAGCCCTGTTCCGTCATTCCTACGTAATTTTCTATATAGCTCTCTATCGCTGCGGCATGAGCCTGCCGTATGTCTTCGCTTGAGTTAGGTATTCCGCCTATCTCTTTTTCTGCAACCGAAAGTTTCGACCATATCTTATCGGGCCTATTCATCGAATATCCTCTATAGCCTCTTCTCTTTAGATAGTACAGAAGTCTCGGCTTGTTGTTTTCGGCAAGCAATGGCATTCCGTAGAATACTATTGCCATGAGCACGTCCTCAAAGAATATCTCTGCTGTCTGCGGTCTTGCGACATATTCCAGAAAAACCCTGTTTGTCGGTACGTTTTCCATAGAAAACTTTGTAACCCCGTGAAGAGCGCCGTTGGAACCCAGCCTGTCTACCGTTCCTGATATGTCGTAACTGTCGCAACCGAAAGCTCCCACGTGCTCGTTGGCCGGATACTTCACTCCGTTTTTCAGTATGAACCTGTTTTGCATACTCAGCTCGGGTATCCATGTTATCTTGAACCTTCCGTTTCGGTTAGGCATGAATTCCACGAAGGTGTCCTTAACGCCTGACTTCCATTGGAAGTTTCCTACGTTAACTATAGACGACCCCCTGATTCCCTCGTTATAGTCTATCTGCTCGTATATCTTTGTCAGGTTAAAAAGAGAATGTTTCGTCTCGTCCCTGAAGGCGTGCTTTTCCGTTCTTGGAAACTGCCTGTAGAACTCGTTTAGCGAGTCCTGGTCGTTCTTCAAGCCCTCTACCTCGTTGTTCCAGTAGTCTATTACGCCTATCTTTATCTGATAGCCATCATGCCCGTAAGTCTTTTCGCTTGGCGTTTCGAATACAGGTAATCCATACATATCGATGTATCCCTCGTAATTCCATTCCATAGGTATGAACAAACTATATAGTCCCGAGCTAGTCTGTCCATTGCGGTTTCTTTTTGTGACATCGGATTCATAATAAAGATTTTTAAAGTTGTCTCCACCCTTCTCTAAAGAGTTCGACGTGCTGCCCATCATACACTTGCCGACCACCCTGCTACCTAGACGTAGTGTCGTTTTCGTAACGCGCCAGTTGTTTAGTATGTTGTTAGGTCTTTCCCACTTGCCGCTTTCGTCGTGAACCAGCAGCTTTAGCTTTTCACCGTCGTAGCTGTTGTCGCCCGTATTCTTCCAGTCTATCGTCGTATCGAGTCCAGTGAGTTCCTCGGGCCTCTCGTTCGAGAGTAGCTTTTTCCTCGTAAACTTGGATGCTGGAACTCTGTATGCCAGTTCTGTCTTGGGTCTATCCATACCATCCTGTATCGGTTTGAAAAAGAACGGATAATTGACCGATATTGGTACGACTTTATCTGTGAACATTTTCTTAGCATCGGCCCCAGATTTGGACAGTATGCCGTATCGTGAATCTGATGAAATTGTAGCGAGGTTGACAGTCTCTGACGAAGCCATAAAGGAAAAGCCGGATCGTCTATTTTTAAGATAGCACATTCCATAACACCTCTCGTCTGCTTTACAGGCTTCCCAGAATATGTGGAATAGTCTGTTTGATTCTCTGAACTGAGGGTTGCCAACATCAATCTTGGTCCACTGCAGGTACATGTAATGAGAACCAGTAAGGTAAGTGTCAATACCTTTATTACTGAACCAGAAGCCGTTTTCTCTCCTGTTGAATTCTTCGTCGATATAATCATACCATCTTTCTTTAAAGTCCGAAGGGTACTGCTCCCATTCGAATATGGTTTTTATTCTTCCAAGGTTTTTGTCTATATCCAGCTTCTGCCAATACTGTTCCTCTGTTTTCTTAGACCTGGAATATACGTTTTCGGCTTTAGGCAATGCTATCCTGAGATTCTGTATCTCATATATATCACCTATTTTTCCGGTCTTGCTGATGACAACCATATCGTACTCCTCATTGTATCCGTACTTCCACTTGCCGTATCGGTTTTTTGTCGATATGACCTTTGGCTTTACGTGGTTGTCGAGTATCTTTACTAGGTTTTGCTGATACATTACTTGGATCTTCCTTCGGCGAATCCCTTGAACGACTTCTCCTTATCGTTCGAGGACTTGCCTCCTTCTATTATTTCTTTTTCCTCTTCTATTCTCCTGAGTATTTCGAATGCGTCGAATATCGCGAGCTTCTTTGTGGCTGCCGCGTTCTTGAGCCTGTCTGCGGATATATCGTCTTCTGAGTCTACTATAGGTTCTTTTGCGACCTTTATCAGCTCATCTACCGCTACCTGCCCAGCTTGGATTATATTCAACTTCGTCTCCTTCGTATTCATATTTTATAGCAATGTCTTTTGTTTTCATTCGGTACATTCTCTCGTTTTCGACAAGAAACTCGTACTCGCTGTCTGGAGTGAAGCCTATAAGGTCTCCCTCGCTTATTTTAAAAGCATTTAAGGAACTATTGCCGTATTTTATTATACCTATATTAGATCGCTCTTTTTCGTGCGTTACAAGCCGTTTTTTGTTTTCGGCTATAGGCTTTACGAAACAGAAGTCGAACGGTGCGTTCCACTTTCCGTCTCTCTTGTACAGAAATATCTGGTCGTGATAGCAGAAGTACATGTCTTCGGTAAAGTACGATGAGCTGTTTTTCTCTTTTCCCCTTATGTCGTGAAACCTCCTGAAGACGTTATGGTGAACTATCACCTCGTCTCCTTTCATTATTTCACCTGGATTAACCTTTGGCACTGATTCTACAATACCTATCCTGCTCACGTAGCGGTGGTCGTCCATAGTCGTGTTGACTATGAGCTGCTTTCCGTTTACCTCTATCTCGTTCTCGTATCTGTTTTTCTTCGGCGTTACTATAAAGTTAAATAAACTTTGCATTAATATTCAAGATTGTATTCGATTGAAATGGCCATGTTGGAATTGAACTTCTTCCACGGCAGAATCTCCTTGTCTTTTTCAATGTATATATTGTAGGAGTTGTCTTTGTCGTCGTACAATATATCCGATATACAATGCCCTCCGTAAACCTGCTGGCCCACGGAGTAGTGCATCGCTTCGTTTTTATAGTCTGTCCCTATGCTTATCTTTCTTATAAGTTTAGCCATAGGAATTGTTGTTTTACTCTTTATCTTCCGGCTTTTCCTCTTCAATAACCTCGTAAGAGCCGTCCTCAAGGTTTACGTTGATCTTCCCGTATTCCTCCTGTAGCTCGTCTGAAGTCTCCTTTATCTTAGCCATAACGTTATTCAGGGCGTGCAATAGCTCGTGCTTCTGCGCCTCAGCCACACCGATATCGCCTATCAGCCTGGATTTTACGTTCTGTTGTGATTGCAACTTCTCAAGTTGCTCTTTAGAGATTTTGTTTTCTTTACTCATGGTTTCTGTTTTATTATATTGAATTACTTTTTTCTTATGGTTTGAAACTTTTCAGCCCCACGCGATCCGAAATAGGCCACGTATACGGTAACGAGAAGAGTCTGCAGAAGATCCACCCAACCGGATGAAACGCTGAAACTCCAATCGAAGCTGTCAAGCAGTATTAGGAGCACCATAGATATGGTAAGGAATATGAGACTCATCGGCCGCGTGTTCTTGCTCAGCCAAGAATCGGACTTCATATCCGACTCCCATCTCTTCGACACCTCCTGCATCTCGACCATATCCTGCTCGAGAAGCATCAACGCCTTCTCCTTGTCCTCCTGAGGTAATGCGGGTTCCTTGTGTATGAGGTTCTTTACCAACCCCAACACGCCCTGGTCTGGTAGCACGTTACCTACCGTGCCTAGAATACCCGGTGCGGCCTTCGATAAGAATTGGCCGACCTTGGTTTCCGAAAATTTCTTTTTATTTTTTGACATTCTTCCTGCCCTTTCTGGCCTTGCCCTTCAATGCGTCGTCTATGTCGCCTATCTGGTTTCCGACCTCCTTTATTGCCTTTGCGACGTCGCTTAGCTCCTGAGACGTAAGCTTGAATCTTCTCTTTATCTCTTTCGCCGTCTCTATCGCCTTCTCGTCTACGCTCGTCTTGCTCCAGATCTTTTTCCAAAGATTGCTGAAGAAACTCTTGATCTTACCCATTAGCTTATGCCTAAGTCGTTGATCTTCTTCTTCTCTTCAGCGCTAAGGTTTTCCACAAACTTGGGAATCGCCATCTTAAGCTTCAGGTGTCTCTCGTTCCTGAACAGCTCGTCTTTCTCTTCCTCGCTCTGCTTGTCTGCGTCTATAGCGCCTATTCTTTCTACTATGGATACGGAGTCCATGGATGCGAATATGTCTTTTTTCGCCTGTTCGTCAGTGTATTCTATACTCATTTGCTTATTTTATATTGGTTATTAACTATTATATTTACCTGCTTTTCCAGGTTTTTACTCTATCCAGCGGATATCTTGAGAACGCCGCTGTCGTTGTACAGCTGCCCGGCGTTAGACGGGTCTGATGTCGGAAGATTCGACATTATCACCTTTTGCGTTAATATTTTTGTTGACACATCACTGCCGTCTAGTTCGATATACGAAGTTACACCACCAGAACCATCATCAGACTGAAAAATAATATCTTTGTCATCTGCGAAATTCCTTATCTTCAAATCACCTGTTGAATTATCTGAAAAAGTGTCAGTTCCATTATGGTATATCGCAAAATCACCACCTGCACCAAATCTTGCTCTACCGCTATCTGCTAAACTTACATTACCTGTAACAGTAACACCTGTGCTTGTAGTTTCAAACTTCTTTGAGTTATCGTGATATAAATTTACAGCACCATCTTCAATAGCTGTTATCATTAACTCAGTATCACCTGAATTTCTAACACTTAATGTACTTGCTAGCATTCTTAATTCACCTGTACCTGAATCTTCTATATATGAGTTTGATCCATTGTGATATATTCTTAAATCCCCACCACTACCACTTCCAACCTTAATTCTAACATTGTCGTTAAATTGCATACCATTAGAAGCCGATACGTTTATTAAGGTTTCACTACCATCTAGTTTAAAATATTCAGTGCTGCCTCCGCTGCCGTCATCTGATTTGAATATTATATCTTTGTCATTAACCGAATTTTCTATAATTAGGTCACCCGACAATGTGTTCTGTATATAGGAATCCGTGCCGTCGTGATAGAGAATCAAGTCTCCGCCTGTGCCGAACCTTGCCGCAACGCCATCA